CCGAATCGATTCTAGGGCCATTGTTGCTCGTACTGTAGAGACGGCGGGGAGCCCGATGAGGGTATCGGGAATTTTGAAGTGCAGTTTCAAAACCGTTCCAGGACCCGTCGCGTTCTGGACCGACTCCCCGCCCAAAAAACGAGAGAGACAATTGTGAGTCAACCCTACCTTGGCATATCCCACGATCGTCTCTCCCTAATTTTTGGCCCAACCGAAATCGAGTGACTCTAGAGCGGTAAGAGTCGAAAACGCGCATTTTCTTTTCTCGGGATTCGGTCAAGCCAAAATTAAATTTCGAATTCTGCTTTGCAAACCAGACAGAGCTTTCGTATTTTCTGAAATTTGATAGACGATTTTCTCATGGTCAAGGATTCGATACGGAGGAGAATTGGGACCGAAGAGAATTTTCGTCAACAAAATAAAGAAATTGCGAGTCAGGACGTAGGGTGAATTTTCTTCTTTTGGTTCGTCGGAAGTCAATTCCAATCGCTGCGTAATCTCAGAAATTACAGCAGTTTCTCCCTCGTTTGCTTCGATCGGAATTCCGAATCGAAAAGCAAAAACTTCTTCGCGATCCAGCAGCTTGTGAATCCGATCTTCCAAGTTCTCAAAATTCTTTACGTTTTCCCAAATTTCCGTGAATGCGTTTTCCAGCTTTCCCTCGCACGGATATTTTTCGTGCATTTTCCGCATGATCGCAAAGATGCCTTGGCAGATAAAATATTGATTTTGCGGAATTTCTGAAGGATCTTTTTTCAGATCCAGTTCGGAAATCGCGTCGATCACGCATTGGGCCAGCGGATAGCTCACTCAGCTTTCCTCTTCGCATGAACTTCGAGTTGACCACTCAGCTTCGCCGCGACCAAATTTTCCGTGAGCTCGCGCAAGCCGTAAGGAAATCCAGCCGCTCCGATGTGCCCGCCGCCACCATGGGCTTTTGCAATTTCGCCTACGTTCACATCGCCTTTCGAGGCGTAAAGGGAAACCGTGTTGAAGCTCACATTTGGAACAACAACGTAATCGAATTCAGGATTCCGAAGAACTTCATGAGCAACGACTGGGCTACACGGCTCCAAAATGGCGAATGCTTTTTCACTTTTGTCCCTGTGAACCAAATATTTTTTGGCGGTTGCTTTGGCAATGTTGGATTTTTCTTTTTCGTCAAGGACTTCCAGGATGAGCTTTCCAGTTTCGGAAAGATCGAAAAACCCACAATCCTGAAAAACAGAAAATGTCTTTTCGATCCCAAAAAACTTTTGCAATTTCGAGATGTTTGATCCACGAGGATAGTTTGGCGATTTATCTTTCCAGGTGTCGTAGGCATCGACGGCACCAACCAGCGAAATAATTAGATCGCTGATTTTATCGTAACGGTCGGAAAGAAATGGAATTTTTTTCTCTCGAATCGCCTCGAGCAACAGCCACGAACCGGAGTCGGCTCCGTGAATAACCCAAGGAAATTTGGAAAGATGCGCGGATGTTCGGTGGTGATCAACTAGGGCTACCCGGTTGGACCCGTAGGCACGCAAAAACTCATCGATTTTTGCGATAATTGGGTCGGATGGGGCAATATCGCTGATCAAAATATTTACCGCGCTGTTTTCCTTTGCAACTTCCAGGGCTTGCATAACAACTTCGTCCACACTTTGATAATCGCAGAAGCGAATTGCTGCTGGACCGGCCAGCAGAGCGCAACCTAAAGCGTCGGCATCGCAATGTGTTACGTGTTGCAGCATGGTTTTTTTGTTCGTTGGTTGTGAAGCAAGTTCCATGGACGCAAAAAAACCACAAACCGGAACTCGTGTCAACAAAAATTTTGAAAGAATGTCGATTTTTGAGTTTTGATAACCAGGAAGAAAAATGGTTTATGTGATTTGTTGTAAGAAATTTGTTTACCAATTTACGATGTAGAATTCGAACCGGCGATTTGAGATTGGAAATTAAAAATTCAAAATTGGAAATTTTAATTTTTGGTTGGGTTGATCAATTTTGAGAAATTGGGAAATTGGAAATTTAATAAAAATTGGGAAATGGTATTAACTGTATCACGCACGCATGTATACGCGCATACACGCGGTATTTTAATTTTCTTAAGACTTAAAGCCTTTAAGACTTGTTTCTATTTGTATTTGTGGGAGATTGTTACTTTACAGTATTTCTTCAGAGATTAAGTTCCTCTCTCTGTAGTTTAGAGAGAGGAACAAAAGGATCTTCTCTCTGCAAAGCAGAGAGAAGATCCCAGACACAGATCAGATACAGACTGTATTCTCCTTCGTCGAATACAGTCTGTTCCAATTATATAAAACCAAGATCTAGGATCGGATCTCAGAGCAGATCGGAGAAACCTTACTTAACCGAGAGTCTTTAACGCGCGTACGCGCGTATGAGGCGGGGGACAGATGAGGCACATTACCAAGATCCGACACTCTGGACACTCCGGTCACTTTTCACAATCCGGAACTCTCCTGGCCATCCGGAAACTTTGATCCAGGCCGGATCTCTCCGGACAAGATCGAAACGTGATCCATGGCCGAAACGTGAGGAAGACCCCCCCCTTTGTCCCCCCCCACGGGAAGTTCGGCGCTTTTTTCAGTATGTGTAAAATATATGGTCAATTGTTGTGCATTTTTAGAATTTTTTTCTTGCTTTTTGTAGAATTTTTGATATGAGTTTAGGGTCGATTGAAAATTTGGTGTATTTGTTTTTTGGGAAAACAAAAGGGTGAGATAAAAATATTGTTTATCACATTTCCATGTTTTTGAATCGCTCGATAAACGTGGAAATTTTTCATAAAAGGGATGTCGGAATGGGTAGCTTGATCACTTATAAAAATCGGAGCCGTCATGAACGAACCACTCAAGATGCAGTGTCCGCATTGCAGGTCGGATTTGGTAGTAACTGGTATGGCTTATTTAGAAACTTCGATAGAGCACGTCGAGTGCGTTTCGCCTTCGCTGAAAGAGAAATTCGAATGCTCCAATCAACTTTGTAAAACGCATCTTTGCGGAATTGTCTGGAATCGTCATGGCGAAAGATACTGTGGGCACACATTCAAAGAATTCATAGATGCAAATGATGGGCCATTTGGTTCGTGGGCCAGAAAGGCAAACGTCGAAATAAGCAAACACGATGAAGACTTTACGATAATTCGATTGGGCAAATTTCGCTTCGAGAAAGTTTTTCGCTACGAGTCGAACGAGAATGGTGACATTTTGAATCGGTGGAGCTCTGTTCGAATTTGGATCCGGAGGGGTCGTTACTCGGAGGAATTATACATGAGCGGAATGAGAATGTTTGTCCACTCGGTTCGGACCTTGGAAAATTTGAAAGATCAATTTTTGAGAATGCCGACTTCAATTTATAGAAAAAGAATTTTGGAGGACATGCTTTCCTATGATCGGAGGTGGTGGAGAAAGGCATCCAGAATTTATTTTTGTTTCGCGCATCCGATTTTTTATTGGAATTTGAAACGATGGACAGATAGAAAAAACCCGAAAGGAAACAGCTATGTCGGAGATCAATCGTCTAGCTAAGAAAGTGATCGACAACGGTGTGGACTACGTTTTGGTTTCTCCGGATGGTGTGACACTTCCGTTTCGGCAAGCGTATCGGGAATTTCGAATCGTGCCAGATTTTGCGTTGATTCGGAAAGATGGGTGGTCTCTTGGAATTCCGACAGAGTTTTCAAACCTGGCGAGAAAACTTGCTGGAGAAAATTGGTTCGCGGTTTTGCTGCATGACGGAACCGTTTTGCCCTATCGAGTATGGACAGAAATCACAGAAAATAGGTCGGTGCAAACATGGAAGAGAAAAAGAGAAAATCAAAATGGGAAAAGAGCGTGAAATCGAGAAAAGAAAGGGGGATTGAAACGAAAATTGTTTCAGATCCTATGGTGACGTGTCCGTGTTGCCGCGGATTGGGCTATCTCGAAGAATCTGTGGCGAAGACCGTTTCTTCAATTCCGTGATTTGAATTCTACACTGTAAATTTGTAAACCTTCATCATACAAATAACTACATTGTACGCACATGTTTTCTTTTCTGGGTGCGGAAGATGAGCTATCATTTTTGGTGAGAGTGCTGAAAATTATATTGACTTGGGTGGGGACTGGAGGTTGGGAATGGTTTTGTTGTCCCACATTGAAAATATGTTTCCTTGCCGGGTCGGTGCCGGGAAGGAAGAACAGGTGCAGTGCGAGATGATTCGGAGAAGGTATATCGAGTTTGCTGCGTTTCTGGCAATGGAGATTCCTTTGGGAATGGAGTTGACTCTTGCATTTCAAAGATTGCAGGAGAGCTTCCAATGGTCTATATCTGGAGTCTCGGCCATTCGCCGGGATGACTAGGGAGGAGCTCGAGAATGTCGGAACTGTCTTATCATGTCAGAAAGATGCTTGCTTTATTGGAGTTGGGAAAAACATTCGAGGATTGCAGAAAGATTCTCAAGCTCAACCAAGACGAGTTCGCCGGGGTTCAGAAGGAGTGTTGCAAATTACAGGCCAAAAAATGGAAGGCGAAGTCAAAAGAGGAAATCTATTCTGAGTACGTTGTCGAGCAGAAGAAATGCTTGGCTGCGCTGAACAAGCTCATCGATAGAATGCCGAATGATGGAACAGCAAAGGGGGATGCTTCTTTGCTGAATGCGATTAAGGCAAAGTCGGATATCGAGGACAAGATCATCGAGAAGGGACAAGAGCTGGGTATTCTCGAGAGATTTGGAAAGAAGAGTGATGCGGTTCGGCAAGAGACCCGGGACGAGATTCGGACAAACAAAATGAGGGATGAGGATTTGCGAGATTCTGTGGCGAATGAAGAAGTGGTCTTGGAACGAATCATGCAAACATTTCAGAATCAATCTCTTTCGGAAGTCGATAATCCATCAATATATCGGACTATTCCCAAACCGATTAATATCGATCGTCCGGAATTAGAGAAGCACCATAAGGCCAAGATCAGTCGTGTTCATGCGGGAAGGCCGGGATTTCTTCGTTATAAACCCGATCGGGGAGATGAGAATGGATGAGGGGACGATTTCTTGTTGGGTGGTTTCTCCTGATGACCGTGGTCATCTTGGTCTTTCGTTTGAGTGTTCGGTGTACATTTGTGGTTCTCGCAATCTGGAATCCATTGGTTGGCAGACGAAGTTGATAGATAGGGTTCGCACGCTTCCCGTTGCCATCTATGCCAGCGGGTTTGGAAAGAAGATTTCTTTTTTCGAGTTTGTGGCATGGAAGGAAAAGGTTCTTCGGGTTGTCGATGGTGTGTTTTGCTGGATTTCCAAGGATTCAGATTGGTCTGATTATCTGGAGCTCGGAAGTATTCTTCGGTGGAACAAACAGATGTGGATCGGGGTAGATTTTGAACTCAAGAATTTTGAGTATGTAACAAAGGCGATTCAGGAGATTCGTTCGGACATCTATATTTTCACAGATGTCCGTGTGGCAATCGAACATATTTTCCGATATTTTGCTGGAGAATTAGAGTCAACTGAAGTAGTCGGAATTGGAAATAGGATACGAGAATGAGAACGATCCGCTGGTCTGTTTTCAGAATTGGATTTGGGGAAATTGGAGTTCGGAAGAGAAAGGTTGGCAATCGTGGCTGGGGATTTGATACTGTGAGTATCGACGGGTGGCGTTGGATATTTTGGAGATTGTGGTGGAGGGATAAACATGTCGAGTCAAAATTGGCAGGAGTTATATGAGAGATTGGTTGTTCTCGCCCTATTGGAATTTCGAGGATTCCGGATTCGTAATCTAAGAGAGTTTTGGCTTTTTCGGCTTTTGAAACTGAAGAATAGATCGATAACGATTGGTCAAACGATCTACGTTGATGACAATTTTGTTCAGGGCAGCAAGGAATCTTGCTATATTCTTGCTCACGAATTTATTCATATGTGGGATCGTCAAGAACTTGGTTCGTTTTCTTTCTACCAAAAATATTTTTCTCCCCAATGGTATGGCCTGATCTGGTTAGTTTTTTCGATTTTGTTTTTCCCATTCAATGTCCTCTGTGGTGCAAGTTCTCTTTTCGCAGCTATATTTTCTTTTTTTCCGTGGTCCTCCAAAGAGAGAACAATTCTCGAACTTCGCGGATACGGAATGTCGATCGCGATGGAGAAATGGATCTACGGAAAATATCCGGATCGAGCAGAAGAATATTTGGGGGCTGTCTTTGGTGGGTGGATGTACTATAAAATGTGGCCTTTTCCCTCCGACCTGAACAACAAAATTGCGACCCTTGAACTCTGGATTGCTTATGGGTCTTATCGAACGAGAACGCTTTATGGAATTTCGGGAATTCCGTACAGTAGGATTCAGGAAGTGATCGATGGGTGGATGGAAGATTCTGTTTTATTAGCAGATTCTATGCTGAAAAAGTAATGAGGAGGGAATTGTGGATCCGGAAAATCAAGTCGCGCATTGGACAATTTGGGTTCCAGATAGTGAGGGGAAGAGATTCAAATTCAAGTGTTCTGTCTGTCAAGTAGAACTTGACTTTGCTATTGTTTTCCCGGAACATGGACTCCGGGTGTGTTCTGTTTGTGTGGAGAATATTTCGATGGCTTGTAAAAACCACGTCTCGAGCATCCAATCGGATGCAGGTTCGGCAATAGAGCCGTTGTCCGAACTGTCAAGAGACAACACTACCGAGGAGGTGTGATATGGCTTCAGGCGTGCAAGTTGTGAGCGGGAGTTTCATCGGTACGGGTTCGTCGAAGGAAGTGCGGACTGTTGGGTTCCGCCCTCGTTCCGTGAAGCTGTGGAACGTGACTGGAAACTGCAAGGCGGTTTGGTTTGAGGGGATGGCCGATGCCTCGATGCAGAAGGTGGTGGATTCCGGAGCGGGGACCACGGACATTTCGCTCGTGGCGTCTGCCACCGGCATCACCCCGCTGTCGAATGGATTCAGTCTCGGTGCGGATACCGATCTGAACGTGTCAGCCGAGATCGTGTACTACGAGTGTGCTCAGTAAGACACTAGCTTGAGCGAGCCTTTCGACTCGAGAAACTTTCCATCTACCCCCCCAGATGGGAAATCTTTTGACGAAAGGCTCGCCTTTTAGGGGCAACAATGGCAAATCCGAATACGTCGATCGAGAAAGCTCCTGGATTTTCGCTTTACCGAAATGTGACTGCGGACGATAGCTTGCCGTTGATCGATCCGCTTCTTGCGCTCAATACGGTAGAGCTCGATGATCTGACAATTCAGGTCATTCCGCAAACGAGCAGCAATCCAGCGGTGAGCATTCTTTTCTGGTCGCAAGAGGCAACAAAGTTTGTGGTCGCTCACGGTTCTGGTTATACGTTTTCGGCCAAGGGTGCCGGGATTCCTTGGGTCGCAACAGTGAAGACCTATGGTTTGAAGGTCATTGTTGCGGTCACTGGTGGAATGGCTGGTGGTGAAACCTGCAAGATCCTTGTGAGTGGCAATCGGCAATTTTGAAATGAAAGTCAAACGTGGCGGAAATGTCCTTCCGATTTTAGAAACAGGTTCTTCGCTCCAAACATCGGGTCGCGGGGAGCTCGTTAGACTCTATTCCCACTATCGAGAAAAGACGAACGAGGTAATTCGCAGAGCCGTTCTGGAATATGGAAGAGTTGATATTTTAGCAACAGAGGTTTTGGGTTATCTAGCGGCACCACACCATTTGGCAATGTTGAAATTTCAGATTGACAACCCTCGAAGTTTACAGTTGGTGTTTCGAGGATCTGGAAAAACAACAATGTGTACTGTGGTCAAAGTGATTTATTATCTTCTTTGCAATCCAAATCTTCGAATTGCGTTGACAAGCAAATCTGCTACAAATGCTGGATCGTTTTTGAAGGAGATCAAAGGTCATTTTGAAGGAAATAAAAAACTCGAGGAAATCTTCGGAACGTATTTTGATCCCAGAAAGGTGACAAAGTGGGATCAGAAAGAAATCGAAGTTTTGCCACGAACGATGAAAACGAAAGAGGCAAGCATTACCACCATGAGCCCAGAATCGGTGGTGGTTTCTAAACATTTTGACGTTGTTATTTCTGACGATTTGGTTGATGAAGATAATTCTTATACGAAACACGCACGAGATAAGATTTTCACTTGGTTTTACAAAACGCTTGATCCTTGTTTGATGCCTCCAGATCCGAAGGTGAAATTTCGAGGAGAACATCACATTCTCGGAACTCGTTACCATCATGAGGACCTTTACGGTACTTTGATGGAACAGGAATTCAAGGGGCATACTCAGATTATTCCAGCATTAGATGAATATGAGCAATCGGCTTGGCCGGAAGTTTATTCAAAAGACTACTTCATCGAGAAGCGCGAAACTGTTGGGATGCTTATTTTTGATTCGCAGTATCAAGTGAAGACAGATGGGATGAAGGGAGAAGTTTTTCATTATGATGATTGTCAAATCATAAAAGACGAAGACGTTCCTTCTGGTCTTTCTATTTTCATGGGTGTTGATCTTGCAGTAACGGAAAACGACAAAAACGATCAATTCGCGATCGTAATTATAGGCGAAGATAAATCTGGACGAATCTATGTTCTTGACTATTTGATGGAGCACATCTCTTTCGTGAAACAGAAGGGGAGAACTTCGGAACTTTTCAGAAAGTGGGATCCTGTTCGGTGTGGAATTGAAGGGAATGCGTATCAGAAGGTTTTGCAAGAAGAGGTTCGTGATGGTGAGGACGAAGTTGCTGGCCTTCGAATCATTCCTATTTTCACCGATAAGGACAAGATGACTCGAGCTTGGAAACTTTCTCCAATGTTCGAATCCAAAAGAGTTTTTTTTAGAAAGAACATGGGAAAACTGGTCGAGCAATTTGTTCTTTTCCCGACTGCGCGTTTCAAGGATGGTCTGGATGCGTTTGACATTGCGATTCGGGCACGTAAGATGAAACGGCATAGGAAGAGAAGAGAATACGAGCCGGGAATTCTGTAAAGGGAGAAAACCATGTCGGATACAGCATTGAAGGAGTCGGTTTCTGGTGGGAATCGTTCCAACAAGCAAGCCCTTCGAGCAATCGTCATTCCGTTGAGAAAGCAGGAAGATCGAATTATCGAGATGGACGGAAAGACGAAAACCGCTTCCGATGATCCATTTGAAATGTTGGTTCGGGAAGGGCGCGTTCTGGAACCACCATTTGATCTTATGACTCTTTCTATGCTTCCAGAGAACAATTCGGAGCTCAGTCCGTGTATCGAAGCTATGGCAGCAAATATTGATGGATATGGATATCGATTTGTTTCTCGTTTGCAAATGGATGATCCAGATATTCCAAAGGATCTAAAAAAGTCGATAGATGCTGAAATGGTCTATTTGCAAAATTTCTTTTCATATGCTTGCTTGAAAGATTCCTTTTTGGCATTTCGAAAGAAGGTAAGAAGGGATCTCGAGACGACCGGAAATG